GGAATCAATTCGATCTGGTGACTTTGTATATGATGTTTCGGGTAATGCAAGATAAAATAATTTTTTACTTGACAAACCCGCTCTTTTAGTTAAAATGGTGTATTAGAATTAAAAACTAGGCCCAGATCTATGCTAACCCTAGTTTTTACTTAGTAAGACTTTTTGGCAACCCTGTAAAAAGGCCGATATTAGACTGATCCTCTATATATCCCACCCCTAATTTGCTGGCCCTATGAAAGTTATGACCTGAAGTATGGTATTTTACCATGCTTGTGGGCCTTGTTTGCCCACTTGATGCGAGAAAAAAGGAGAAAAAAATGGCTTTTACTCGTGCTGCAGGGTATAACAATTTGCCGAATGGTAATTTTAGCCCTGTAATTTATTCTAAGCAGACCCAGCTTGCTTTTCGTAAGTCGTCTGTTGTAGAGGACATCACCAATAACGACTATTTTGGTGAAATCGCTAACTTTGGTGATACTGTCCGTATTATTAAGGAGCCTGAGATCACGGTCAAAGCGTATGCCCGTGGTGCTCAGATTTCGCCACAAGACCTTGACGATGAAGATTTTAGTCTTGTCGTAGACAAGTCGAATTACTTTGCCTTTAAGGTTGACGATATTGAAGAGGCACATTCGCATGTGAATTTTCAGTCAATGGCATCTGATCGTGCTGGCTATCGCCTAAAAGATCAGTATGACATGGAAGTTCTTGGCTACCTTTCGGGGTTTGCACAGGCTTCACTCAGTGCTGTTTCTAGTACCGCTAATACTACGGTATCTGGTACTAAGGCTGTTTCGACTGCTGGTTCAGACGAACTGCTTTCTTCGATGCAGCTAAAGAAGGGTGACTTCGGTAGTATTACTACCACGTCAGCCGGTACGCATTCGATCCCGATTGCGGCCCGTCTGCCGGGTGCTAGTGCTCTCCCAACGGCTACTGCATCTCCTAATATGATTGTGGCGAGGATGTCTCGTCTTCTTGACACTCAGTTTGTGGACAAGGACGGGCGTTGGCTTGTTGTTTCACCGCACTTCATGGAAGTTCTTATGGATGAAGATTCTCGTCTTCTAAATCAAGACTTTGGTGAGTCTGGTGCTATTCGCAACGGGTTGACCCTTAGCAATCTATACGGCTTCAAAGTGTATGTTTCCAACAATCTTCCTTCAGTTGGTACTGGTCCCGGTACGAGTGGTACTGCTAATCAGAACTCCAACTTTGGTTTGATTGTCGGTGGACATAGTGCTTCTGTAGCCACTGCAAGCCAGATCACTAAAACGGAAACGTATCGTGATCCTGATAGCTTTGCTGATATTGTTCGTGGTATGCACCTTTATGGTCGTAAGATTTTGCGCCCAGAAGCGATTGCCACTGCAAAATTTAACGTAGCTTAGGAGGGTATTATGGCAACTTATGATATGACTGCTAAAAGTACCACTGGGGTAGATTCAGACTCTATCGCTGCGTTACCTGATGCTAGGAGCTTGTCCTACTTAGTCGAGGCTAATCTGGACATTGCTAAACTTGTTTCGGCTGGAGCTTTTTCCACCATTACAAATGGTGATATTTTTCAGGTTCTAGAAATTCCTGCTGGTGTATGTGTTATAGCTGCTGGTGCGGAAGTTCTTAAAGCTTGGGATGGTTCTTCGGTGACCGTTGACATTGACTTCGCTGAAGGCGATGATATTGTTGACGGTGGGGATGTGTCCTCGACGGGTTATCTAGCATCCGGTACTGCAGGTGGTGCTAATGAACCTAGCGCAACTACGTACACGCACTTTCAGAGTGCGACGGATACGATTGACGTAAAAGTTATTGCGGCTTCGTCTGATGTTTCTGAAGGTAAAATTCGTGTGTACGCTATTTGTTGTGATCTAAATGGCGTGTCTGAAACTGCGGATGAAGTTGATCGTGATCAGCTTGCGTAGTTAAGTTATGGTGAGGGGGACAGTAGTCCCTCTCACTACTTATATAATAGAAAAGAGAGTGCATGGCAAATTCGTTTTTAACATACACTAATGATGTACTTGCTAAGTTAAATGAAGTACAACTTACTTCTACTGACTTTAGTACTGCTCGTGGCATTCAGATACAAGCAAAAAATGCGGTCAATCAAGCTATTCGCTACATTAATCAGCGAGAGTTTAATTGGCCGTTTAACGCTGAAGAAGCAAGTCAAACTCTTACGGCAGGAGTTATAAAATATTCCCTGCCTTCAAA